CAGAATTAAATACTATATCATTATAATACTGCACAGAAGTGCTTCCAATCACAATATTATTAGCAGAGGTGTCTGTACCAATCAATGTTCCAAAGTTAGTACCATCTGTTGTACCGATAATAGTTTTACCATCACCCATTGTAATATTACCTGCAAAAGTAGCTCCTGAAGAATTTAATGTAGCTCTTATTGCTCCATTAGTAGTCAATGTTAAGTTTGTATTTCCTGATGCACCTATTGTCATATCTGATGCCGTACCACCACTTACAATAGATGATTCACTACCTACATAACCATAAGTTGAACCTCCTGTAGCAAATTGCAAATAAGATGACGTTGATGCACTTGGATTAAGTTGTATATAAGTAGAAAAAGTTTTAGCTCCTGAAAATGTTTGAGTGGTAGAAAGGTGAGCAGTATCAGCATCAAGTTTATCACTAGCAATAACTCCTGCATTCCAAGTACCTGCTGTTAGTGTACCTACTTGAGTAATCCCTGTCTGTGCACCTGTAACAGTTATTGCATTAGCAACTTTTGCGTCAGTAACACTGTTGTCAGCTAATCCACCTGTTTTAATTGTTGTTAATGCCATTAGTTACCTTTTAATTTTTCTACTTCTGCTGATAATTCTTTTATAGCTTCTATAACAACAGCTATCATATTACTATAAGCAACGCTTTTTAAACCACTATCTTCATCTTCAGAAACTATTTCAGGAATAATTGCTTCAACTTCTTGAGCGACTAATCCTAAATGAACTTTTTTATCTTCGTGGTCATTTCTTTTATAAGAAACACCTCTTAATTGATTTATTTTTGATAATCCATTTGAAAAAGTCTTAATATTTTCTTTTAATGATTTATCTGAAATTTCATTTATACTTCCATCTACTCGTAAAGTAGCAAAATTTTGGATTCTTAAAATTCCACTTCCATTAGTTTTTCCTATTACCCAAGCATTATTATCAGTACCATTGAAATATAAATCATCGGATATTTTTAAATCTGTATTAAAAGTAGAAATAGAATTAGTTATGTTAAGCCATTCTGCTCCGCCACTTGTACCTGTTCTTCCTACTCCAAAAATAAATCTTTCTGCTGTGCCTCCAGGCGAATCAACATTAAAATACATAGCATATTCAGAATTAAATATATAGTTATGACCAGTAGAATTAAAGGTTGTCCCAGTTGTGTTTATAGTTCCTGCAAAAGTAGCGTTACCATCTGTATCAACTAAAAAGTTATTTGTAAAAGCTCCTGAACTTCCATACCCTTCAGCTTTGATTAAGTATCTTCCTGTTTGACCTGAATCATTGCCTTTGACTTTTATATGTAAACCTTCACCTGCCCCGTTATCATTAAATATATAGCTATTAAATCCTGAACCATCTCTTGTAGCATTTACAACACCTGCAAAAACAGCTGAAGCATCCCTTTTAAGACTTAAAACTTCTGTAGTATGAGCTACTGCATCACCACGAGCAGTTGAAACTCTAAAATCTAAATGACCCCAATCACTATAATTAGTATATATTCCCCAATTTCTTGAATTAGAGTTAGACGCTCCACTTGCAAAAACTAAACCTGTAGAATTGCTTGGTTTATATATTTGTAAATTTGTATAAGTAGTTTCTAGGAGAATATCTCCACCAAGAGTTACATCACCTTCAAAAGTAGCATTTTGTGAACCATCAAAAGTACAGGCAAGAGTTGTACTCGCACCTGTTCTTATCTCAACAGAATTACTTGCTCCTCTTATTCCACCATGAACAGTTGTTCCATCACTTGCTACAAATTTTAAGTGATTATATATTTTTGTATCATTTAAAAATCCTGCAAAAGTTGCTGATTGGTCAGTTCCAAGAGTTAAAGCAGTAGTATTACCATTTGTTTTAAATAACAGAGGAACGCTACTTTCACTCCTTATACTTATACCATTACTATCAGCATATAATTGACCTTTACTTGCACCTCCAAGAGTAAAAAGAATATTAGACTCTGTATTATTCTCTATTGTCATTCTTGTTAATGAACCTGAATTATCTAAAGAAACATTGCCTGATGTTGCAAGAGAAGTAAGAGTACCTACTGAAGTTATTTGAGTTTGTGCAGCATCTACGTTAAGCGTATTAGTGCTCAGCGTTAAGCCTGTACCACCTGCTAGTAAAGTTTTGTTTATTGCTATAGAACCTGCTAAATGACCATTGTCAATTGATCCGTCTATAAGTTCAGAACTGTCTACTGAGTTAGCTGCTAATTTTGCAGCAGTTACTGCATCATTAGCAATATCAGCAGTTATAATAGTTCCATCAACTAAAGAAGCTGATGTTACAAGGGGGTCTACTAATACATCTGCTGGAACTTTACCTAGATAAGCCATTAGGTAATCTCCATTATAGATAAGACAACATCTAAGGCATTAGAAGCACTTGCTTTGCATTTTAATAAATCTTCTGCTTGCAGTACAATCTTATTACCAGACATCACCTCAAGTGATCCTCCTTGGGGGATTGGTGCTCCTTTAACGATATAAACATCATCAGCATTTTCTCCAGAGCTACTTTCAGTAGCTATTTGAATATCTGCTGTAATAGCTGCACTACTTGTATTTGCTAAAGTGCAACCTATAATGATTGCAGTAGTGCTTGCAGGAACGTCATATGTAGTAGCTAAACTAGTGGCTACATTTGCATCTGTTTTTAATTTAAATGTATTTGCCATAAACTAGCCTAAGGCGATTGCAAGAGCAGTCGCATCTCCTTGAACATTATCATTATCTGGAAAATAACTCCTGGAATGAGTTGAACCATTATACTTAGCATAGAAAAGTTTTCCGTCACGGTAGTTAATAGCCACTTCACCTGCAGCCAAACCATTGTTACTCTCTGAGGCATTAGAATTAACTGTAGGTTCTCCACCAGAACTACTGTCCTTTTTGAGCTTGATAGTATTTGCCATTAGAACTCCTAATCACTAAATGTTCCGCCATCAACAGTTGCTCCACTGATAGCTGTAAAATAACCTGTTGCAAATTGACAATCACCAACAGACCCCGATATTACCCCAGTATCTTCAGTTGCTATTGGGATATAAGTAAATCTATGAGAATTACTGTCATCCATACCAAAGTAAAGTAATTTAGCACTACTATTGTAGTATCTTGCTATAATACCTCTATCTTTGTTATCATCTGAACCTGGAGCCGTATCCCCACCTAATGTGAAGATTGGATCGTCTATTGTTATCGTTGTCGAATTAACCGTCGTAGTAGCTCCATTAACAGTTAAGTTTCCACTTACCGTTAAGTTATCATCAACTGTTACAGTTCCACCTGCAGAGTCTATAATTAGATTTCCACTTGTAGTATCAATTTCTCCATCAGCAGTTACGCCTACTCTAACAGTGCCAGCAGTTAAACCTGCTACAGTTGGGTTAGAGCTTGTATCTATTGATATTGTTGGGGTTGCACCTTCTCCAGAGTTATTTGCTAAAGTTATACCTGTACCAGCTACTAAGCTAGTTACATATGAACCTGATGTTTCAGTACCAAGGATAACACCGTTATCTTTAATAGTTACTACACCAGAGCTTACTGCAAAATTATCTGAGTTAAACTGAGCTATACCTTTAGCACTAGTAGTGGCAAAGATATTAGAATCAGTTAAGGTGACTGCAAGAGTTACCGAATTATTATTAGAACCACTAGCTACTGTTCCAGTTATTCCATTACCATAAGTAATGTCCTGAAGAGTAGGTAAGTGGAATACTTCCACACTACTATTATTATGACGGCCTATGTACAGTTTTTTACCAGCTTGACTTAATGCAAGTTCACCAGTTACTAAAGAACTAGGTGCATCTGTATCAGTATTACTGCTATGTCGTTTTATCTGTATGGTATTAGCCATGCTTATCTCCTATTAAGTAAATGTTCCACCGTTTAATGTAGAGGCTCCAGACACTAGAACTTCGTTCCAAGAGTCTTCGTCTCTAACATAAAACACATCATCGTCTGAATCATAATGAAGGTCTCCCTCACTGATTCCAGAAGTTGGAGCACTTGTCCCTGTGGACACTCCTTGTATTGGCAGACTCTGTACTAACTGGTCTGCACTTCCGTTATCAATGTATAAATTGCCATCATTACCTTTAAAGACAAGTTTGGTATAAACATCCTTAATCTTATTTGGAGCTGATAAAGTTCCCATTAACTTTCACCAACTATAACTATATCGTTAAAAACAGCTGAGCCAATACTTTGATCAGAGTAATTTACTGAACCAACTGTTAAATCTGTAAAGCTAGGACTCCCAGCAGCAGACACACCGCTTAGCGTAGGAGCTGTAGAAGCAGATACTGCTGAGAAACTAAAATCATCAGGAGAATCTTTAGGTGTAAAATTATCAACACTATAAGAGTTAAAGAATTGGCCTGAGCCAAGTTCGCTAAAAGACCATCCAATATCATCCCACTCTGCAAAGCCGAAATTATTAGTTGACCAATCATACGCTCTTGAATTTATTGCCATTATTCAGGCCCTGAACCATATTGTTGAAATCTTCCACCTTGAGGAGTTCCAAATCTATTTGAACCATCTCCTCTTGTTTCCATCTTTTTTGCAAGTCCCATCCTTTGCATCCAATCTACAAATCCACCGCCAGATTTTTTTTCACTATTACTTATTACAGGTTCACCACCAGATTGTGTTACAGGAGCAGCTCCTCTTAAATTAAGTCTTGCAGATTCTTGATTTTGCAAATCACCACTAACTCCTAATTCTCCTCTAGCTTCATAAGCTTCTTCTGGACTTCTATCCCCTTGCATCTTTCTCATAGCACCAGTTGTTAATGCACCCATTTTACCATCTTCCTCTAGAGCATTTCCATATCTATCTGTATATCCGCCTCTATTTAACATTTGTTGCATTCTCATTACTGATTCAGGATCAGAAGCATCAAAATCTTGTGACATTTGTCTCGCACGCCCAGTACTGGCAGACCTAGATATTTCATTCATATTAGGACTTCCCATTCCTACACCACCTTCGTTAGCTGCTCCTGAAGCATCTTGATATGCTCGTTCTGCTTGCTGGTCTCCAGATTGTGTAAATGGATTTTGACGATTTCCTGCTGCTTCGGTAATACCTAGATTTTTGCCAAGCATACTCAAAAAGCCTTTTAATTTATTTTCTTCTGCCATGATATTCTCCTTAAAAGTCTACTGACTTTATATATTTAACTGTACCAGCTCTAGCTCTATAAGCGTAAGCTCTTCCTTCTTTAATTCCTTTTTCAAACTTCTCATGAAAATACATGGCAAGTTGTAATTGATCTGGCTTTCTTTCATAACCTAAAGCTATTGCTTTAGAAACAATGTAATCATGAAATTGTGACGATAGTTCACTAGTTGCTGTCCAAGAAAAATTGTTACTAGATGGCTCTATAAAATCACTTGCTTTTTTATAATAAAATAAAGTAATCTTTTTATCATTCTCGTTAATAGATGCTGAAACAAATTTTTCATTGCTTGGATTGTATTTAGCAATACCAATAGCATCTCTCTCTGTCCACCACACCCATTGTGTTGTAGAGTGAGCACCTTTCCAATTATCTATATAAGTACCAGACATTAAGTTAAATCTCTTCTAGTTGGCCTACCAATTAATTTAGGTATATTAACGTGATCAGCTGAGCCGTCTCCACTCTCCATATCAACTGATTTTATTTCAAGAATTGAATCGTCTAAAGCATAATATCTTTGATCTGTTGCTAAGTCGAATTGTGTGGCTTTTTCAAGCATTCTTGTTCTAGAACTATATTCTGCCTGAGATACATTAAGCATCTTGACAACCTCAGTAACTCCAAGTTCTGGATGGTGTTGCTGTACTAGTTCAACCATTTCTTTAAGTTTCATCGCCTAACTCCTTCTGCAGTGCTATCTAGAGTACCTCCAGTTATATAAGGAGTCATAAACTCATTAAACTCTGATTTTACAACTTGGTATTGTCCCTGCAACCATTGGTAATCTGTGGTTAATTTACCAATAACAGTTGTATAAAGGCTAATCTTTTTTTGCAGATTAGCATTCCATTCTTGTAATTCATAATTTAAAGATTGCATTTACC